ATCTCAAGCAGTACAAGAAAAATTTTCGAGGCGATTACATCGCCAATGAAGAGATCATTACGGTTAAACAAATTCTAACACACCTGGATTTTGACGATACAGGTACACCTATTCCTACATTTGAGTATAAGGAGTTAAAATAGTGCGTGTCCACTATTGTTTTCATCAAGTGTTAGAGTTGATTAAGCTCCGGCACGGGGGCTTTTTCTTAAATTTTATATAATTATGGACAAAATACATTTAAGAGGCTTTAGTATTGCCTTGTTAGCATGCATGATGTGTGCTATCCACGCTTACTCACAAGTAGAAAAGCAAGAAAATACAATACAAAATACATTTCAAGCACCAGAAGGATATGAAAGAGTAGAGGATGATTATGCAGATTTTTTTCGTAACTTTCCTATATTGCTTGAAGAAGGCAGATATTATGATGGCAAAACATTACCTGGATTAGGTATAACATATGCCGGTATATTTGACTATGCTATAGGTAGAAGAGATCTACATCAATGTGCTGACGCTTCAATATACATGAGAACTCAATACTTGTTAGAATCAGGTAGAGGGATAAATGATATTAAGTGGCATTATACTGATGGATCTCATTTAACTTACGGAAGCTTCTTATCAATGCGAAGAGCAAAACATGGTAAGACAAGTTTCTTAGCTTATATGGAAAACATATGGACATACGCAGGTACGTGGTCGATACAAGAATATGAAACGGATTCAGTAAATATTAAGGATGCGAGACCAGGAGACATCTTTGTTGAAGGTGGTTTTCCAGGTCATGCTGTGACTATTGTTGATATGGTAGAGAATGATGAGGGTAAGAGATTATATATGCTTGCCCAATCATTCATGCCGGCTCAGTCACATCACATATTACTTGATATCAACGACACAGTGTGGTTTGATTTTGATAAGAATGAAAAGGTAGTAGCTACACCTGGTTGGGTATTTAGTAAGAGAAGCGTTAAACGATTCAATAACTAACACCAATTAATATGACTATGTATCAATTTAATGAGAAGAATATTCTAGACACTCTTTCGGAAAATAAAGAAAACCCGGAGGAGTGCCTTAGAATAATTGCACAGTTCAAAGAACAATGTGCTGATCTAACAGAAATGTTAGCAAGACAAGAGAAATTTTTTAAGAATTACAAAAAGAATAAATAATTATGGGAGTAGATTGTTATGGGTTATCTCCTCGTAACCCTAAAAGTTTGGAAAAACCAACAATAGATTGGGATAAAGATCCAAGTGAGGAAGACAGACAGCATTTTTGGGAAGCTATGGACAAATATGAAAAAGAAGTTCCAGGGCATTATTTCAGAAATAACTGGTGGTATTGGCGACCTATGTGGGGTTATGCATGTGGTTTAGGTATAGAGCACGGTGTAATAACACAAGAAGTAGAAGAATGGGGTAATGAAAACTCAGGTAAAGAGGTCAATGGTAAAACTGCCAAGAAATGGGGCGAACTTATACTATGGGATATAGCAGAGGGTAATCCACGTGAATATGAAGAAGAATATATGCGAGAGTATAAGCTTGCACAAGAGCACAATAATAATATTGACAAAGCTTTAGAGATACTTAGAGAGCTTGTTAGAGCAGAAACAGGTGATCCTGATATTGTGCCTAATGATTACCCAGAAGAACATGCAAAATCATGGCAAGAGCTATGGAATAAAAGAAATCATCAAGGGAGCTACCCTTTTAGTGAAGAGAATCTAAAAGAGTTTGCTCAATTTATGATAGAGTCAGGAGGCTTTCAGATATGTTAGCATTAATAACCGGAGGATTATATATTTTAATATTATACCTCTACTTAAAAGCAGAGTAATATGAGAAACTTAAGAGTATTTTTAGTGATGTTAGTAACAGGATTGTTTCTAGCAAGTTGTGCAAGCTATGGTAGCTGCAAGAATTCAAAAGCAAACAAGGGTATAAAGTCTTGGAGCGCTAAGAAACAAAAATGGGTTAAGAGATATTAGTATGAACTACTTGATAACGAATAATTCAGATCAATCTGTGTACCCAGGTGTACAATTGATATCAGTTGATACAGCAGTCTCACATTTGAAAAAGTGTGAGGTTGTTGGTGTTGACACAGAGACTACCGGTTTCGACTGGAATAACAATACACTATTGTTGTTACAAATATCTACTAAACAAGATAATTATGTATTTGATTGTACTACTGTAGATATATCACTACTAAAAAATATGTTCTTAAGTAATAATGTTACAAAGATCTTTCACAATGTTAAGTTTGATTACAAGTTCCTACGTGCTAATGGTATTATAACAGAGAAAATATATGATACTATGCTTGCGGA